GTATTCAGCTAAAGCCTTTGCATATTCAAATGCGTCTTGAAACTGGCTTGGTTGCGGTTCTTGATCAGTAGGTGCAACTTGCGGTTGCGCTTGCCTCTCATAACTCTGTAACTTTTGCTCTAATTCATAACGTCTTTGACGCTCTTGCTCCGCTTCCCTACGTGCTTCTTCACGCTGCTTAGTGATTTCGCTAAATCTTTTCTCAAGTTTAGGATTTTGCTTTTTAGGCTCTTCCTGTGGTTTGGCTTCCTCTTCCGCTTGCGGTTCACTCCCTTCAACTTCTTCCTTTACTGGCTCTACTTCTTCAGTAGCCTCAGTCTTGGTTTCTGTTGGGGCTAAACCCAATTTTTGTGCATAGAACTCAGCCGCATTTTCACTTGTTAGCACATTGCTAACGTTGTTTTCAGACATACGTATCCCTACGATTTAAGCCCTGTGAACCCACAGGTAGGTTTTGTGCAATTTAACCCGAATTAGTTAATTCTGTCAAATTGCTCGTTCAATAGCTTCAGCACTCGATTCACGCTCAGATAATTTATCCAAATGCGCCAAATAAACTGCTAAATTTGCCTTGATGTTTTCGATTTCCAGTTGCGTTTGCGTCTTGGTAACCGTGTCTTGTGCCGTTGTTTGAACCCTTAACATCATGTCACGATGTCTTTCTTGGTCACGCAACTCAATGTCATGTGCCCTATTGGATTCTTTGATCAATGTTCGCTTAGTCTCAGCATCTTGCTTAACTTGCTCAATGTCTTGACGTTGTTTGATGGCAATCTGCATTTGTTGCATTTGTTGTTGCAACTGCTGATTCTGAGACTGCAATTGCTTAATAACCATTTGTGCTTGAGGCGGTATGTCAGATTTCTTGTCAATCTGCGCCAATGGGTTAAGCGTAGCCAAACGGTCTGCAATGATGTCAGCGCCAGGGAAATCCTGATTCCTAAACCACAAATCACCAATCTGTTGGATCAACTGAGGTTGAGCAGCCAAAATAGGTGTCATCGCCTCGACTGATGCTTCACGCTTGGAGTTGTAGCCAGGTCCTGTGTCCATCACCACATCGTACAAACCTGTTGCAACGTTGTTTTTAATGACATTGTTAACCGCATCACGCTCATTCAATGTGACCAATTCAGGTTTGCCATCGTCTCCAATGATCCTCAAAACCCTTTGGGTATCGTAAATCTTGGGAATTAGGTCAAGAATACAGGTCGCAAGGTGAGCTAATGACTTGGTAAAGTTGTCGTAAAAGTCGAAATTAGACAAATCAACCTGTTGTTGCTGACCGTTAAGCGCTTTTCCTGAAATATTGCCTTGCTTTAGTTCAGCAGGGTCAAATATGCCCATCAGCGTTTTGATATCGTCAGAAATGACCGCTGCCGCAGCCATCACACCAGCAGGAGGTGGCTCGGGTTGCAAGCGTTGTGGCGCAGGAGCTGGTCTTCCTTCAATGTCTGTTTGCTTGTATCTCAGTAAAGGATAAGACTTGGTGTTGGCCTGTGCCCATTCATTCTCGTAGCCCTCGTCTTGGCCTTCCGCCATGATCCACTTGGCTTTAGGAGCAAGCGCAACACTCTCTGTGATCGATGTTTGCCAAAAGTTGTACATTCTTTGGGCATCTTTAGCTTGACGCACCATGCCAAACTTTTTGCGCTTGTCACCAATAACTGTATGCCTTCCGTAAACAGGAATAATCGGCAAGTATTTACCAGCCCATTCGCCTTCTTCAAGGATTTCAATGGCGGTTAACTTGCACCATTTGATCTTTTTACGGATCGACATACGCTCATCAACAGGGTAAATACCTACTTCTTGGTACAAATCCATCCGCTTTTTGTATTCGTCTTCAAAAATGCCTGTGCCATCGCTTAACTGAATCAGCTTAGCTCTTTCATGAACGGTATACCAGTATTCAGCAAGCCTAATGTCTTCTTTGGTAATCCATTCTGATTGTGAATCACCAGTTCCACGTTGAGTAAATGAGTCAACCTCGGCATTTGGATAGATGGATTCAAAGTCATCTTTGGACATCATCGTTGTGACTAGGCAACGCTCTGCGTCTGAACCGTCAACTGCTACGGAATTGATGTCGTAATAAACCGTAAATGGGTTGTCAACAGGCTCAATGTAAATTTCTTGGTCAAATGAGTCTTCAGACACATAGTCTGTACGCAAGCGCATATAACCCCATCCCATACGCACCGCATAATCAACCGCTTGGTCGTATGCGTCATCAGCATTGGAATTGGCCTCAATGTGCCTAATGATGCCTTGAATGACCTCTGCGGTCTTTTCATCAGCATCTGAGTTCATGCCGTGAACTTTGGGTCTTGGTCTTTGTTGTCTGATTTGATTTACAACCTGACGGCAATAACCATCGAGCTTATTGATGGTCAGAACAGGCCTAGATTCAAGATTACGGCTATTTTGTAGCTCGATAGGCCATTGGTCACCACCCACGAATTTAAGGTCTTCTAGGGCTTCCTGACGATTCATGGTATCTGCGTCATTAGCCATACGCAGAAACTTCTTGGCTTCGTCAATTCTAGGATCGTAGTCGCTAAGTTGTGAATCTTCCATTTAACTCATCCATGAATGTTGGCTACCGTACTGGTAATTGTTGGAGGACTTTCTACGTTGCTTTGGCTCATTCACCATCAATCCAATATATCTGAACGCATCAGCCCCATGAGAATAGTTGTCATGAAGCGGTGTTTTGCTAAATTGGTTTGTGTTTGGATCAACCTCATAACGATAATGTCTTAAACATTGTAACCCTTCCATACAATTTTCTCTATCAAAATAACAGTTCTTGAAAATTGTCCTAGCAGCGTTAATAGAATCCACTATCGGCACACGCTCCAAAACCCTAGTTTTATACCCTGATGACCTGACAATTTCCTCAATTGACCGCCCTTGCGATGCCAAAGTCTTGTTATGGGCATCATGTGGCAACCATAGCGTATCGTAAACGTAGCCAAAGCCTTGCATCTTGGACAGGATTGACGTGATCGTTTCTTGGCTAGTCTCAAAGTAGCGGATTAACCGTGTCTCCATGCCAATAAACTGAAGCATCCACACCGCAGTAGCATCGGACCATCCCAAGTCAAAGACCGCATGAACTGGCTTGGTAAAGTCGTAAGGCACTTTGGTAATGCGACCGTCAAATTCGGCTTCTTGGACCTCTCGGGCAAAGATAGCGCCATCGACAGTCATGCGACACATTCCTTCCCAAACCGTCCTATAAGCCATTGGATCACGGTTTTTTAGGCTTTCCATCTCCAAGCGCAAAGTCTCAGGAAACCAAGGATTGTCGTAGTAGTTAATCTTAACAACTACCGAGTTCTCAGGCGGATTGGCTACGAAACGTTGGTATGTCTCATCCGTCTCTAACTCAGGATTAAAGGTTATCCATATTTCAGAGCCTTCTTTACGAATGGTTGGGATTAAGACGTTCCAGGAGTTACGGCTAATTGTTTGCGCCTCTTCGGTCCAACAAATATCCACACCCTCATAAGACTTAACATTTGCTACGTTGTTTTTTAAGCCAACAAAATTAAACTCAGAGCCGTTTTTGCCTCTGATTTGGTTTTGAGTAATGTCATAAAAAGATTCCAAACCCATTGCATAGATTTGGTCGCTTAACAGTTTATGGACTGAATCCTTAATGGAAGTCTGAAACTCCCTGGCGCAAAGAATCCTTAAAGGCTTTTGCAAACATTTAATTAGCAAAGCACGTGCGACACCCCAAGATTTTGCACCTCCTCTACCGCCAAACAACACACGATATCGAATGGATTCAGGGTTAAATAAGCACTTTAGCTTTTCAGGAAACTCAACCTTATTTATAATTTCTTGAATATTCATTGTTGGTGCTCCCATGAAGCAGGGTTGGACAGGACAACACTTCTATGAAACCCATCCACGGGGCTAATCCGTTTCACCAACACTTTGAGGCTTAACAAATGACACTTGAATGCTAGGAATCAATGCCACTCCGTCTTCACCT